CTCCTCCTCCTCCTCCGCCCCCCCCAGGGGTGGTAATTGCACCCATGCCACTCCCAGTGTACGACGCGACGAACCAACCGACCGATTCAGGTATATATCAAATTCCTAATTCACATGAGAGAGTATGGATCGATCGCCCGAGTCCACATGATTTAGCGAATGGTACTCGTAGAGTAAGACTGGTACGCGACGAAAATGCTAATGATTTATTTGTGGGCGAATTTTTAGCCCCACCACCTGCCAATGGTTGGACGGTGCCGTCATGGAGAAATGATAGCGTGCCGGTTCAAGATATTAATAACGCAAATATACAATATTTGGGTACTTCTTATCAACTATATCAATTAATGGGTTTTTCATGAATTAATTACTATTTATAATGATTAATAATATTATTAAAATAATTATTAATAAGATTAGTATTAATATTACAATTGATAAGTCTATATTCTTCTAAACTTTCAATAATTTTTTTAAAAATACTTGTTGGTAAAATACAAGCACTAATATTAAAATGTTTATCTAAATAAGATTTAATACATTCATTTTTATAAGGACCATTATTAAATAAAATTTGATTTTTTTCTATATTATCAAATAAATGTTGTGTTAAATTAGTAATATATATTAATTTTTCTATTTTTTTTTTATATTGTATTTTTTCATATATTTTTATAACTTCCATTATATATTAGTATATTATTTTATTTACTACAAGGTTGACAAGTTAATATATTATGAAATGTGTCTTTATTTTGTAAATTATATATTATATAATTATTTTATAATGTTTTTAAAGAATCATCAGTAATTATATAAGTACTAATACCATATGAATTATGAGAATATATTCTAAATTTATAAAATGTATTAGATAATAAATTACTAACTTTATAGTATGTATTTTGTATTTTAGATACAATATTAATATAAATATCATTTTGTAAAATATCAATAGAATAACCTAAAATATTACCTGAATTATTTGGAATAGGAGCATCCCAAGTAATTAAAATTGTATTATTATTTGATACATATTGTAAATTTTGAATAGGATTTGGTAATATATCTAATTGTGTGGATTGTAATGTTTTAAAAGTATAAGAATTAGAATAAGGTGAAATATAATTATCATTATTTATAGAAGCAATTCTAATTTGATAAGTAGTATTAGGTAATAAATCTTTATATGTATAATAAGTATTTATTACACTATCTATTGTAATCCAATTATCATTTAAATAAGATTGAATTATATAGTTACTAATATTATTACGTGTACTATTTTGTAAATTAACATGTTTATCCCAAGTAATTGTTATACTATTATGTGTTATAGCACTATTAGGAATTTCATTAAATTGAATAATATCAGGTGAATTATCAACATTTTGAGGTAAATAAGTTTGTATTATATTATTATCAGTAATATATAAAGGATTATATTTAATAATATTTTCATCATCAGGCATAAAATAATCAAAAGTTTCTTGAGTTTCCCAAGTTAATAAATAATCACTAATAGGTCCATATTTAAGTATATTATTTAAATTATTAGATGTAAAATATAGTGGAAAATATTTTTCATTTTTATGATTAATTTTATAAAATCCTTTATTATTATTATGTAAATTAATATTTATATTTTCTATATTTTGTTGATATAAAATACTATGTGATTCATAAATAGTATTTTTAAATGCATTTGAATAAGTATATAAATTTGTAGGAAATACTATTGTATTATAAGGATTATTATCTTTATCTTCTATATTTTCAATATAAAATGAATTATTTGAATCAATAATATTTAAAATACCATGAGAAATAATATTATTATCTATTAATATTAAATCATTATTAATATATAAATTAGTAATGACATAATATATTTTATTTGTATTTAAAGATGATAAATTTAAAATATTATTATTATAAATATTATTAATTTGATTAATATATTTATTATTTGTTTTATAATAAAAGAAAAATATGTTTACATTTGATTTTAAATTATTAATTATAAAATTAAATTGATAAGATAAATATTTATTTATTGTTATAAAATGTTCTTGATTATCATTATAATATAATTTAATATTATTATCAATAATATATTTGTATGATTTTTGATTAGATTCTATATATTCTATATTATTATTATTTATGAAAAAATCTACTATTAAATATTTATTAATTTTATTATTATCATCTTGAATTCCAAATATAGAATAATATTGTGGCTTATTTTGTAATAATTTAATATCTTGTCTTAAATTGGAATTTACATACCAATTATTATTGATTGAAGTAATAGTTATATATGTTCCTGATAAAATATTATTAATATGAAAAGAATTAGATTTAATATTTTCTGGTGTTATTAAAATAGATTTCGAAGTATAATTAGTATATAATGTTTTATTATTTTGTAATGGATTATTTTGATATAAAAGGTTTGTATCATAAACAATATAAGAACCATTTATTTGATTATTATCAGGTATTAATGTAATTGAATTAATATTTTTAGTTATATTTATATAATATGTTTGTATATTATTAAATTGTATATTTGGTAAATATATTTTAACATCTTTAGATGTAAAAGTAAAAATATATAAATTATAATTATTATATAATGTTGGTAATATATAATTTATATCATTAGTATAAATTTCAACAGGTAATTTAGTATTAAAAGTAAGATTATTTTTATTAATAATAAAATTTTCAAAAGGATGAGTATTATTAGAATCAAAAATACTATCAATAATAATATTATTATTATCAATAATATAAGATACTTTTGATTGTATTGAATTAGTTTCTAATATATTATTTTTTTTACTTTCATAATAAATAATTATTGTATCATTAATATGTAATTGAGATAAAAACATACTATTAAAACCTTCAATAATAGTGTATGTATTTTGAGTTATACTTTCATAACCAATTTGTATATTATGTAATAAAAATGAACCTTTTAATTTGTCTGATATATTTATTGTATTTTGTGTATGTGGTTGAATAAAATGATTAGATTCTAATGTATTTTTAATATTAAGATTTGATACAGTAATATCATTAATAATTTCGTTCATATATATAATATAATAAAAGAGTTTTTTATGTTTAATTAATTTTGATAAATAACAGATGCTTGACCTGACATAATTTTTAATATATTATAATTAACAGCATAAATTTTAACTTTACTATTTGTAGAAGAACCAGCACCTGTATTATTGAATGTTAAATTAAGAATTGCAGTATCAACATTTGTAAAATTAAAAGAACCACTTGGTTGATGTTGATTAGGAAAAAGTGAAAATGAATATAAATATATATGTTTTTTAGGAATATGTTCATATGTTTTTAATGGCATAAGTTCTCTAAAATATTCAGCATTTCTATGTGGAAATAATTGTTGTCCATTAATTTGTATTGTAGCAGTATTAAATGTATCAGAATTAGAAACATGTGTATGAGTATATTTAGTATGATTATTTCCTGTATTTGAGTTAGTTATAGTATCTAAATTATTTTGTATTATCCAAAAAATTTCTTTAATTGGATGATTAAAATGTAAATTAAAATCATAAGATAAAATATTAGAAAATAAAGTATCATCACCTGTATATTGTAATTGTTCAATTAAGTATTCATGATTTATTTTTGAAAATAATTTTTGTTCATTAGAATCTAAAAATATATAATCAGCCCAAATTTGAATATCTAAATTATTACCTGTTGTTGTTGGATTACTCCAATTTGTTGAATCTGATTTAACAATATTTCTTAAATCATTTAATTCAATAGCTAATTGAACATCTTGATTTAATAAAGAAATTAAAGGTATTGAATTAGAATAATGTTTACAAAACCAAAATTGTAAAGGTAAATATATATTATGTGATTTATAGTTTTCTCTAATTGAATATTCAGAATTAAATTTAGAAAATATTTTTTGATATTTATTATCATTTAATTCATCAATTATATCGAAATATATACCATAATGTTTATCAATAATTTGACCTCCAATAGAAATTGAAACAGATTTAATTAATGATGAAATTATATTATTAGTATAACAATAATAAGTATAATTACTATTTGGAGGATTAAGTGTTGGTAATGTAATTTGTAATACAATATTATTTAATAAATGTCCTGATTTATTTATAGTAGTATAAATAGTATTTCCAAAATCAATATTACCTTCTATTGTTTGTTGTAAAGATTGAACTTGAAAATTTGTATATCTTTTATAAATAGTTTTGAAGAAGGAAACTTGTGGATTACCTGTTAATAAAATATCTTCAGCACCATATTGTGATAATTGTAGTATACCACCTGTCATATATAAAAAGTAAATATTTAATTTTTATGTATTTTATTTAAATAATAAGTTTAATTTAAAATTGTTTTTTTTATTATATGTAATTATATAATGGAAATTATGTCAGATGGGAAATTTAATTTACTCGAATCAAATCAATTAATAGTAAATAACATAACTATATATAAAATTATAGAGTCAAAAAATTTAAATATAAAAGATTCAGGTATTTTATATATAATTAAAGGTACAAATAATAAAACTATTAAAATTGGTTTTCCACAAGTAGTAAAAGGTTTAAATTTTTCATTTTTAGTAGAAGATGATATAAATTGTATAATAGAATTTGTAAGTAATGTTGAAATAGTAGGAAAAAAATATGTATTTCGTTCAGATATAACAGAAGAAATAAATAATAATGATTATATTTTTAGAATTAATAAATGTAAAAAAGGTGATTATTTTAAAATAATCAGTGATGATAATAAATATTATTTAGTTGATAAAAGTGATACATTAAATTCAATTAATTTAAATGTATATACATATCCAAAAAAAGAATATTACAAAACTATTATTAATAATAATGAAATGATTTTTATAGATTCAAATAATAATGTTTTAAATAATATTATTAAAGGTTTTGAATATAATTTAATTGTAGAAAATAGTATAATTAGTAATATAAATAGTGAAGAAATTTTATTTTTAAAAACAGTAAGAATTAAAAATATAAGTTATCCTAAATTTAAATATGTAATTTATGATGTATATAATAATAAAATTGATAAATTATTATTATATAATAATACAAGTTATTTATTAAATTGTAGTGATATTAGTAATATATATCCAAATAGTAATAATATAATTTATAATTCAACAAAAGATATTTATGTATATAGTATATTTAATAATTCAGGTAATTATGATATTAAATTTACAGATGAATTAAATATTGAATTAGAATCACCTTTAATTATTAATAATAATATTAATTATAATTTTATAATTAAAAGTACAAATATTATAAAAAAAATTAAATTAAGTAATAATAATACTCAAATAAGTACTAATGATATTTTAAATAATACATTAAAATTTAATGCATCAACAGAAAATAGAGGTGGTTTTAATATTGATAATAATCATATTATTAAATTAGAAGTAGAATTAGAAAATTCAATAGAAACTTTTGATATATATATTTTAGAAAAAATTATACCAGAATTTGTTGATAATTTAAATAATAAAATTGAATTTTTAAGTTCAAATAATAATATTTATAAAATAAATGTAATAGAAAATAACATAGTAGGATTACGTGGTAAATATAATACAACAGATAGTTTATTAAGTGAATTATCAATAGATACAAATTATAATATAGAAATATATAATAATATATCACGATTAATTAGTTGGTCAAATGAAAATAATGAAAAAATAGATGTAATATCAAATTATTATAAAGATTTATCATCAGATGATAAATTATCTATTAATAATAGTAATTTAGTTATAGAAAATGATAATCATTATATATATAAATTAATTATTAATAATAATAATAATAAATTAAATTATAAAAGTGAATTATTAAAGAATAAAGATAATAAATCATTAACAATATCTAATAGTATAATTGATAATGATAAAAGTGGTAAGTTAATATCACTTGATAATAATATTGATTTAAATTTAGAATTAATAAAACCAGTTATTGGTAATAAATTTAAATTTATTATTAATAATGATAATAGTAAATTAGATACTAATCAATTAAAAAAAAATGTATCTATTAAAAATAATAAATTTTATATAGATAATAGTGATGAAGATTTAATATTATATACTAATAATACATATATTTTTGATATATCAAATTTAACAATTAATAATATTAAATATGAATTTAATATTTCATTAACAGAAGATGGAACAAATAATTATGGTATAAAATATGATAATAGTAGTATTATAAATAAATTATCTGATAATTTAATTGAATTAAATTTAAATAATACTATTGACACTAATATTCTATATTACTATTCAGATAATAATAAAAATATGGGAGGCAAAATATTAATTCAAAGTAATAATAATTTATTAAAAACAGTTAAAATTTATAGTAATTATAAAATAATTAGTAATATAGGAATCAATGATAATAATTTATCGTCTTATATTGAAGATGATAAATATGTATTAAAAATAAATAAAGGAATAAAAGGTAAATATGTAGAATTTATATCATTAAATGAAGAAGAATATATTATTAATGATACAAATATAAATTATAATAAAGATATTTTGAATTTACCATTAAAACAAGAAATAGTAAAAGTATATAATGTTGTAGAAAATAATAATAAAAAAATAAGATTATTAGATAAAAATAATAATGAAATTAAAGAATTGTATAAAAATGTAGAATATATTATAAATCAAGAAGATAAATCAAATATAAATCCAAATAATGAAATATATACTAATTATTATTTAAAAATTGTAAGAGATTCTGAAGAAGAAAAAATTATGTACAAATTTAAAATTTTTAGTGATGCTAATTATACAAATGAAATAGAATATCCATTAGTTTTATATAGAAATACTAAATATAAATTACATCAATATGATAGTAGTAATGATAATTTATTAAGTAATAATGATTATACTATAACTGAAGGTTTGAATGATCATATAACATTAAGACAAATAGTAGTTAACAAAAATAATATTGTACTTTCTGTAAATATTAATAATAGTAATATAATAAAGTATTGGGGATATTCTTTAAATAATAGTCGTATTTATTATGTATCAAATGACAATAAAGATATTAATATAAATGGTTTATTTAATATAAATTATTTATTAAATGTATATGGTTTTGATAATAATAATAATATAATAAATAAACTTACAAATAATTTTGATATTAATGAAATAGATAATCAATCAACTGTATCATTTTATGAAGATACAGATGTAAAAAATAATGTTGTTTTATCTATTGAAACATATAAAGTTAAAATATTAAATAAAATCGTAAATAATAAATTAGAATTTAATGTTAAATTATTTGATAATGAAAATAATGTTGTATCAACTCCTTTATTAGTATTAAATAATAAAAATTATAAATTTGATTTAACTGATAAAAGTTTAATGAATGTAAATGTAGAAAATCATGAAATTGATAATTTAAATATAGTAAATGTTTATGTAAAATCAATTTATGAAATGACTAGTAATATTATTAATAATAGTCAAAATAAAACCTATAATTTTTATGGTTTTAAATTTTATAGTGATAATAATTTTATTAACGAAATTGAAAATCCAATATTAATAAGTAAAAATAATTTTAAAAAAGAATATATTAAATATCGTTTCCATCAAAATAATGAATGTGAAATTGAAGGTGTATTATTGAAAATTTATATAGTACCAGAAGATTTTATATATAATTCAAATAATATTTTAAATACTAATCCACAAAATAATAGTTTTGAATATTTAAATTATTTAACTAATGAAAAAACATTAGAAATCGATACATCATCAAATGATTTAATAAATTTTTATAAAGAAGAAAATAATAATGTAACATTAATTAGTGATGGTTCTAATATTGTAAAAGTAAATACACATAAAAATCATTATGAAAATATAAATAATAATATTTTAATATCAGATGTATATGATTTAATAGATATAGAATCAAATTATAATATTTCAGAAAATAGTAATAAATTATATTATTCAAATAGTAATATTGGTGAAAATGTATTTAAAATTTCTGATATAATATGTTTAAAAAAAGGAATATTAAGAATTATTAAAGAAATAAATCAATTAGAACAATATATTTTATTAGACGGAGTAGTAAATGAAGATTTAAATTTTGATAATCTTAAAAAATATAATGAAAAACTAAATAATAATTTTATTATAAAAGAAATAATATCAAAAACTGAATTTACAATAGATCTAAATGAAAATATAAATAAAAATGTATATAATAATTGCAGTATAAATAAAAATAATTTTGATTTATTACAAATTAAAAAAGAAAGTGTAAATGTAGTAATGTTAAAAACAATTAAATCATTATCTAATATGTTTAGTATTGTAAAAGAGGATACTTATAAAAATATTATATCTATAAATAATAGTATAGATTTATTAAATGGACAACATAGTATAGTAAATATTACTGAATTAAGTAATTCAGTAGAAATTAGAATTAACATATCATTAAATTCTATTGGTTTATTAGATAATATAAAAATTGGTAATATACAATTATCGTATAATAAAGGAAGATATTATAAAAATGTTATGTTTATAGATACAAATATAAATAATGAAAATATAACATTTAATAATTATATTGGTGATTATAGTAATAATAAAAAATTAGATAATAAAGTATATGTTGTTCCATCAATAAATTTAAAAATGTCAAAATATGAAACTGGTACTTTAAATAATAAATTAATTTCATATGATGAAAATAGTATAACTACAAAAACTTCTTATATTACTTATAATAAAGAAGTAATAAATGGTGTTATATTTAATAATGGTAGTTTAAATATTAATATTAATGATAATTTATTAAATGATATTAATAATATTGATAATGTAAATTATAATAATAACATATTATATTTATATGGAACAGAATATGATGAAATAGAAATTGATAAATTAACTTCTGATAATAATATTCTAGAAAGAAATGTAAATGATTATTATACAAATGTTAATTTACCAATTATAATTAATAATTCTATTAATGCAAAACTAGAATTATCATCAAATCAAACAAATAATACTAAATTAACAATAACAATTAAAAAAAATAATTTAATTATTAATAATCAAAATTTTGAATTTAAATTTTTAAGTATTAATAATACACCAATCAATAATTCAATTGATTTAAATAATTCTAACAGAATTGTTAAATTAGATAATAATAATTATACATTAGAATTATTAAATAATTTTGATTCAGATATAAATATTGATCTTTATGAAGATAAATATTGTGAAACTATTTATAATAATAGTTTAAATGATTTAAATTTAAATAATAGTCAAAATGATAGTGAATTATTATTTTCATTTAATAATAATAAAAATAGTGTCCAAAAATTATATATATTTTCAAAAAATATATTGAAATATAATTGTTTAAAAGATAGTATTATAAATGACAACAAATTATATTTAGATAATAGTTCTTTAAATAAAGATATATATAGTGGTAAATATATAATTATTTATAATAAAGATAGAAATCTATATTTAAAACGTAAAATAATTAGTTATAATGTTTCATTATTAAATGAAAGAATAATTACTGTTGATATAAATTGGAATCAAGAACGTCCTATGAAAAATGATACAATTAAAATATATGATGTTGAAGAATTAACACTAATAAGTAGAAATTATTATATAATTGAAAGTAAAAATAATGACATTTATATAAATGATATTAAAAATCCTATATTAAATTTAGAAAAAAATGTAAATTACTATTTTGACTATTCTAAATTAAGTAATGGAAAATTAGAATTTTATAATAATAATGATATTAATGATTTTAATAAATTATCTAGTACAAATATATTAAATAATAAATTTAGTATTAATGGTATTTATCCATTATATAATATTAATGATAATATATCAGAAGATGATGTAAGTATAAAAATAGTTAATAATAATGCTTATAAAACTATAAATAAAGATTATGTAGAAAATTATTCAGTTAATAATAATTACATATCAAATAAAAATGAAAAATTTATTCAATTTTATAATACTGATAATGATATTGTTTATATAAATATAGATTATAAAACAGATAATTATGATATAAATAATATATTTATAAATGGAATAAATAATAGTATTACATTAGATAGTAATAGTAATTTTAATTTTAATAAAAACGATAAAATAGTTATAAATAATAATAATTGTTCATTATTAGTTGGTTTTGTTAATGGTTTAAAAAATTCAAATATATTAACATATTATGATTATGATGTAAATTTATTAAATGTAAATGATACAATATTTATAAATAATTACTTTTATGTAGTTAAAAATATAAATACAAACAGAATTATACTTGAAACTAATTTACAAGAAGATATTATAGAAGAAAGATTATTTAAATTAAATAATAAACTATCTACAAAAGTAAATATAATACAAAATGAAAATATAATAACAAGTACTTCAAATATTATAGAACATTTTCAAATAGGTGAAAAAATAGTATTAGATACACAGGTAAATTATGTTAGTGAATTAATAAAAGATATAACAACAAATAATTATATTATAAAAGTTAAATATAATTTTAACATTACAAAAAATAATTTATCAATTTATTATTATCCATTATTAAATAATAGTTATTTATTAGAAAATAATGTTAATGATACATCAATAAAATTGAAAACTAAAGAACAAATAAACTATGATATTTATAAAAGTAATAATGTAATAAATGTTTTTATAAAATTATTAGAAGATAAAGTAAATGAAAATATAATAATAGATTATGTAAATAATTATTATTTTAGTATCAAATATGATTATTCTACTAATAAAATAATTATAAAGAATACATTAAATTCAGAATTCAAATTAGATAAAAATCAAGAAGGAACTATTTTTGATGATTTAAATTTTAATTTAATTACATCAAATAATCGTACAATTAATAGTGATATAATAACTAATTTAGAACATTTAAATATTAATAGCTCATCATTAAAATATGAAAGAAAAAATAATGTTTTTCATAAAAAAATAATTAATAATTATTTGAGAATTATTTCTTTAACAGAAGAAGAAGTTGTCAATATTAGTTTAAATAACATAAAATTACAAAATAATCTTACAGAACAAATAAATTTAACGGAAAAATTAAATATATTAAATTGCTTTCTTACAAATAATAAGTTAAGTATAACTTTAGAAGATAATTATAATTTAGTATTAAATAATACAATAAAAATAGATAAATTATCTAATAATTACAATCAAAATGGTAATTATAAAATTACAAATATAATTAACAATAGATCACTAGATATTATAGATAAAATAGATATGTATAACAATAAAATATTATTATATCCTACATTATATAATAATGAATACAATGTATTAAAAAATGATTACATTAATTTTGAAGGAAATGTAAATAACATTAATTTTTTGAATAATTACAAAGTATCAAATATATTATTTGATATAGAAAAACATAATATTTTTGAATATAGTATAAACAATGTTAGTAATAAAATATATTTAACTAGTTATAATTACAGTGTAAATGATATTATAAAAATTACTGATTCTTCAACAGATGTAGAAATAACAGTAACAGAAGTAAATGATGTAGGATTTATAAAAGAAATTAGTTATAACATTGAATCTAATTTTAAAGATTTTATAATTATTGATAATAATATAAATTTATTAAATTATATTACTAAAGATATTGATGATGGTATAGATGGTATTTATAAAAATATAAATACTATATGCTTTCAAGGAACAAGTGATGAAAATATTGGTTTAGGATTAGTATTAGATATTGAGATTACTAAAGGAACAATATCAAAAATAAATGTTGTAAATAGTGGTAATAATTATCGTGTAGGAAACATAATTAAAATATTAAATAGTACATTTAATAGTACAAATAATATTGAAATAACATTAACATCTGATATAATATTAAATGGAATTAATGTTAATTCTAATAATGGTATTAATAGTAAATTTAATATTTATATATTAGAAAATGATAATAATTGTTATATAAAACCATACAGTTCAATATATTCTGGAAAAAATTTAAGTAAATATTTAGAAAATAAAGTAAATGAATTATTAGTAAATTTATTAGTAAATAGTTCTAATATATCAAATGATTCATTATTAATATCTAATATTGATTTAAATAATAATAGTTATGTATATTGTGAGTTTTTAAATAATTCCAGTTTAAATAATTATGTACAAATTGAAAAAAGTAATTCCGATATTAAAATTAATGATAGTACTATTATTGATTATATAAAAACTTTATCATCTAACAATGATGAAATAAGAATATATCGTAATTATAATATAAAAATTGAATATTTTGAAGAAAGTAATTATTTTAATATTAAACAAAATAATTTAATAAATGTGTCTTTTGAGAATAATGATGAAAATAATATCTTAAATATTCTTGGATTACAAACTAATAGTTTATCAAAATGTATAGAATTAGATTATGATTCTAATATTGGAATTAAAACATTAAATACTAATAGCAATAATATTATAAAAAAATATGTTGATAGTAATTTATTAAATGGGACTTATAATTTATCATCATTTGAAACAAATGGAAATGGTACAGATTTAGATATAGAATTCGTAATTGATGTTATAAATGGAGTAAAATCCATAAGTAATATTAACATATTAAATGAAGGTAAAAATTTTAATTTAAATGATATATTAATATTAAGATATAATTCACAAATTGAGTATATAGTTATTTTACGTAATACTAATTTTATTACAAATACTAATCCTGATTTAATATGTCATAAATTAAGTAAAATAGAGACAAATATAAAATGTGATGGAACTTTAAAATGTAATAATTTAGTAGGTTTTAGATTAGATAATGTAGAACTAAATGTACAAAATAATATTGTTACTTTAAATAATTATGTTGGAATAAAAGAAGAAGAACAAATATATATTGTTAATAATGATTTATATGAATTAAATGGATATCATAATATTAAACAAAAAAATAATAATGAATATGAAATATTACAATTTAATAATATTAGAGAAGGAAATTATATTATAAAACCATTAGTTTATCGTAATTATGATGAAATAAATGTTAAATCTAATTTTACAGTAATAAATAATTTATTAGAAATTACATCATTAAATAATATAGAATCAGGTAATAGAATTTTAATAGAAGATAATAAATCTTATTTAACAAATATTTATGATGTATTATTAGGAAATGGTCTTGAATTAAAATTAAATTTTAATAATAATATTTTAAATATTAATGTAATTACAAAAGGTAATAATTATCGTTCAGGAGATAAAATTAGAATTTATAAAGTGGATTTAAAATATTTAAAAGAAGAATATTTTGATATTTTATTAAATGAATCATGTTTTGATAATAATTTATTAAAAAATCCATTAACTGATTTTTGTAGTATTAATATAGTACGTTCTAATGTTTTAAATTCAATTTCTTGTAATCAAATGTTAAGTAGTGATTTTATAGAATATGAAGGTTTTACATTTAATAATATAGATTTCAATATTAAATCTTTTGAATTAATTTCATCTAATAACAATATATTAATAAATAAACCAGTTGATTTTGATATAAATAATTATAATAATGATGATATTATCAAAATATATAAATATAACAAAATTAATAATTTCAAAATAATTTGTAATCCAATTAATAATAACATAACAGGTAAATATTATAATAGTTTAACAACAACTACAAATAATAAAGGTATTGGTGCTTTAATAGATGTAGTATTTAGTAAAAAAGTTATAAATGTATCAATAGTAGTTGAAGGTCATGGATATAAAAATGGTGATAAATTATATGTATTTATACCTGATGTAATAGATAGATTAGTAATTGAATTAACTAATGATAATTTTGTAAATGAAGATTTAAAATTAACAAATAAAGGATTAAATATATCATATTTAACTAATAATTCTGTTTTAAAATTTAATAATATTAAAATGAATTCTACTAAAATACAAAATGTAATTTTAAATTCCTTATTTACTGATTCCAGTAATAAAGTAATTAATCAATCTATTGTAAATTTTACAGGAGATACAAATTATATAAAATATAATAATAATAATAGAAATATTTCTATTTACAAAAATCAAAATTACAGAATAGAAATTAATACAAGTAGTACTTATAATATTTATTTATATAAACGAAGATATGGTGATATAAATGGTTTTAATTATACTGATTATGTTACAAGTAGTAATAATAAAATATTATATTTAGATTCATATAATTTAAATAGTTATGATAAATTATATTATGTAATAACATCTTGGCCAAGTAATGATAAATTTATTTTAGATAAATCGTTATTTAGATCTCATGAAGGTGAATTAATTTTATTAAATAATGAAATTAAATTAGGTTTTAATAATTTATTAAATGTTAAAAATATATCAAATGTTTCTAAAAATAAATATAGAATTGAAACAGTAAATCAACATAATTATATTGATAATAACTTAATTTACATATCTAATAATAAATTAAAAGATTATTCTTACATTACAAATATAATTTCAAATACTATGTTTGATATTGTTACATTAAATAATATAGAAAATGAAAAAGGAATTATTATTAATAAAAGTAATGAATATGAATTATTTAATTATGATAATCGTAATATAATATGTGATCGTTATAATTTATATAATATAAATGATATATATTCATCAGAATTATATGTAAAAGATATTAATATTATTAAAATATTAATTGATAATACAAACAATATATTAAAATTAAATGATACTAATACAAATATAGATATTGAAATTGAACCAAATTATTATACAAATGAATCACTTGCTAATGAATTAACATCTAAAATAAATCAAAATATTAATTTAGATAACTTTACTGTAAATTATTTAAATGAAAAATATACAATTAGTACTACATCAACAAATATAAATTCATTTGAATTATTAGATTCAGAATTATTAAAAATATTAAATTTCACATCTTCTAGTGGATTAAAAACATATACAAGTAATAATATTATTAATAATACATTAGCACATATTATATGTATAAACGAACATGGATTAATAAATAGTAGTAAAATTCTTATAAATAATAAAATTTATGATATTCATAATATTATAAATTCTAATGAATTTACAATTATATATAATAGTGATGATAATATAGAATTAACACAATATATAATTCATAATCAATTAACAAAAAGCAATATTTTATTACAAAATACTGCTTATGGAACAATATCAAATATTAA